GCAGCTGATCCATCGACGAGGCGTTTTCGATGTTTTGCAGCAGGTCGGCAAACTGCTGGTTCTGCACGCGCGCCTCGGTCTTGCCGCGTGACGCGCTGCTCGCGCCGGCTTCGGCGGCCTGCGTTTCGGCGCGGCGAGCCGCTTTACGCCGTCTGTTTTCTTCCTCGCGCCCCATCGCGGTGGCATCAGCAGCTGCCATCCTGTCTTTTCTAGAATCGTCGCGAGCGGCCTGGCGGTCCCGCATCTCCTTTTCGATCGCGGCGTCTTGCCTGGCGGTTTCGTCTGCCCCTTGAAATGCGGCGTTCAAGAAATTCCACCCACGCCGGACAGTCGATTCCATCGCGTCCCAGCCCGCGGCCATCTTGGCAAGCATGTCATCCCACACCGTCAGCACGGTTGCCGACAGGTACGTGAACGTGTTTTGCATGAGCGACACCCACGGGTCGATGGCATTCATCAGGCCCTCAACGCCGCGCAGCCAGCCCGCATAGAGGCCAGCCCACAGCACATCCATCGCGCCAGCAAGATCGCCCTCCGCGATGGCAGCGTAGACGCCCGCAAATGTCGTGCTGGCGAGCTCCGCCAAGCCCGACATGCCGCCGCCGAAATACACCATCGCACCGCCTGCGGCAGTCAGCACGGCCAGGATCGCACCAATCGGCGACAGCACCAGCCCCATCGCTGCCGCCACGGTCGTCAGCGCCAGCCCAACGCCAGCGATTGCGGCACCAACACCGACGAAGATGGCAATGCCCTTGGCGACAGATGCCACAAGCTCTTGGTTCTTCTGCACGAACGTGGCAAAACCGCCGATGACGTTCATGATCGGCTCGGCCAGCGCCAAGAGCGACGGCCCGAGGGCTTCGGTGATCGCGATGGCGAGCCGCTGGATGGCTGAGTAGATTTTCGTGGCGGCACCGCTCAGGCCGCTCATGAGTTGCTCGAACTTGTCGCCGACCGGCAGGGCATCGTTCATTCCCTGCTGCATTGCAGAGAAGCCCTCGACGCCCGCCTGCGTGAGCACTGCGGCGGCGCGGATCGCATCCTGCCCGAAGATGCGGCGGAAGATGTCATCCCGCGCCGCCTGGTCCATGCCAGCCAGCGCCGTCTCCAGCGTGCGGATGATCTCCACCATCGGCTTCATCGTGCCGTCGGCGTTGCGGAAGCTGGCAGTCGATAGCCCGATGCCAGCCATGGCCTCAGCGGCGTCTGCGGCCGGAGCCATCAGTCGCATCAGCATCGTCTTGAGCGAGGTGCCGGCGTCAGAGCCCTTGATGCCAGCATTGGCCAACACCGCCAGCGCAGCCGCCGTGTCGTCGATGGACTGGTTGGCGAGTGCCGCGACGGCAGACACCTGCGAGAACGCCAGGGAAATCCCTTGGATGGACGTGCTCGATGCGTCGGCCGCTGCGGAGAGCGTGTTGGCGGCAACCTGCCCGCTCACCTTGAAGACGTTCATGGCGTCCGCCATGACGACCGCGGCATCGGCCACGGCCATGTCGCCGACCTTGGCAAACTGAATCGCCGCCTGGCCGGCACCTCCCAGCACCTGCTCGACGCTCATGCCAGCCTTGAGCAACTCCAAGAAACCCTGCGCAGCCTCAGTCGGGCCGACGCCGAGGGCCTGCGACATCTGCATGGCGGATGCCTTGAGGGCGTTGAGTTGCTCGGCACTTGCCCCCGTCGAGGCCCGCATATTGAGGAGCACGTCCTCAAACTTGGAGCCCGCAACAATCGCCCCCGCCAGCGGCGCGGCAAAGGCCGTGCCGATGCCAACCATCTTGGTGCCCAGCGACTGCATGGCCGACCCGATTCGGCCAATGCTCTTTTGCACGCCTTGTAGGGCCGCAAAGAATTTCGCCGGGTCTGCGCCGATCTCGACGAAGACCTTGCCCATCCGAATGCCTGACGCACTAGCCATCTCTTCTCCTCGTCAGACGTATTTCTGCCAGTCAGGCCCCAGCAGCTTGGCGATCTCTTCAGGCGATGCCTGCCGCTGCTTGGCTTTCTTGGCGAATGGGTTGAGCTTTCCGGGGTCCGTTGCTGGGGCGTGTTTCGGGCGGTTGATGTTGGCTTGCTGGGCGAGCAGGTTGGCGGTGTGCCACCAATCCATCTCTAGGCGGCTGTCGCGGGCAATGAGGAGGTTTCGCAGGGTCCACTCTCCGGGGTGGCATCCGACGATGCCTGCGGCTTCGTAGATGGTGTGCCAGACGGTACGAGCGTCTCGATCGTCGCTGCCTCCAGGCCCGCCTCCGCTCGCGTCAGGAGCTCGGTCGCCATCTCGTCCATCTTGCTGACGAGCAGGCCGACCATGCGACGGAGGCGCTGGGGGAAAAAATCGACGAGCTCCTGCTCCAGGGCTTTCACGCCAGCATCCAAGGCGTCGCCGCGGAGCCCCTCCAGAAACTGCTCCTTCGTGAGTTTCTTCTCGTCAACCTGGGAGCGGCAGATGGCGTATAGGATCTCGCCAATCTTGCCGTACTGGCTGCGGAGTACCTCGAGCGTGCGGCTGATGTTGCCGGCGTCCACGAGGTCGAACGGCACGGTGCGGGTCTGCCTGGTCACGCTGCCGTCGGGCTGCGTCACGTCTTCCGTCACGTCGATCGTGACGAGGCCACGCACACGCTCGGCCGCCGCCACAGTCAGTGCCACCACCCATGGCCTGCCCTGGTCATCGCGAAACTCTTTCATACGGCCCTCAGTCCGAGCTTGGTCATCCGCGCCTCCACCGTGAAGGTCGCCACACCGTCGATCGGGTCCGACTCGCTCGCCCCGGTTATCACTGCCGGGAATGACCACGCCCCGGCACCGCCGGAGACCGTGATCTCCGTGCCGGCCGTGATCATCGAGTAGAGGCTGCCCAAGTCAGAGGAGTTGTTGAACTCGACGCTGACCTGGCCCTCGTAGCGGATCGGGTAGACGGCTGCCGTGCGGACGCCGTATTCCTGCACGTCGATCGTCTGCACGCTGTAGGAAAGGCTCACGCTGCGGGCGGATGCGATGTTGCCGCCGACCGAGATCGTGCAATCCTTCCCGAGCGTGATGGCCACGAATCAGGCCTCCCGCGCGGTGATCGTGTAGGTCACGGCCCCGTCGATGGAGATGTTTTCCGTGACGCCCATCACCGTGAAGCCGGTGGCCCCCTGGGTCTCCAGCTGCGTCATCACGCCCGTGGGGTCGTGGCACTCGATCTCCCACGTCTTGCTCGTGAAGCCGGCCTTGCTGACGCGGTAGCCAGGGGCGCCGGTGGAGCCGCCGCAGTTGCTGCGGTTCGTGATGTCGATCGTCTCCTTCTCCTCGGTGTAGGTCGCCGAGATGATGCCAGAGCCGAACGGAGGGGCTGCACCGTCCTTGCCGAGAGAAATCGCCATGGGTCAGAGCCTCGCTGTGTGTGGTGTCAGGACTGCTCGGTGCGGGTGCCCGAGACCGTGTACGTCTTGATGCCGTCGATCGGGTCGCTCTCGGTGATGTTCGTGACGATGAACTCGGCGTTGTTGCCGGTCTGCACGCCAGAGAGCGTGAACGTGTTGCCGATAGACACGCCGGGGGCGTCCACGCACTCGAGCTCGCAGGTCTGCTCGATGAGGGCCTTGCGAAACTTGCGGCTCGTGTCGCCGAACTTGGTGACATCGACTTCGGCGGCGCTGCTGGTGACGGTGCAGGACCGGGCGTTACTGACGCCGGAAACGGTCACGTCTTTCCCGAGGGTGACGGTGGGCATGGGCTGCTCCTGTGGACGGGTGCCGCCGGGGGCGGCGATGCGTCCAAACTAGGAGCGGCAGCAGGCAGGAAAGAGGGGGTATGGCGTCAGAGAGAGCCACGAGAAATGGTGTTTCGGAACTGCGGAGGGATCTTGCTCATGGACGCTTGCAGGCCAAACTCCATGTAGGACCGGCCGCGCACGCGACGTGCACCGAGCGAGATTGCGCCGCTGCGCGGCTCATTCGTCATGTAGCCGATATAGGCTCCTTGATTGCGAATCAATCTGCTGCCCTTCCCACGGCGCGGGCTGGAGCCTGTTCGCATCACGCTGGTCGGAATCGTAAGCCCCCGCACGCTCGTGACAGGCGTTCTTGAGCCAACGAAATACAGGGGCACGCTGCCGCCAAACTCATGCAGTTGGTTGAGCCACGGCTCCTTGCTTGGCCCGATGACGACAGACAGCGATCGCCTGTCGAAGTCGGCCTCAATGTCGTTTCGGAGGAACGCCTGCGGCGCCCACGATGAAACCTTGTCGGGCCGCGGAACTTGACGCACGATGGCCACCATATTGAAGCCATCACGCTCTCCCACTTTCCAGAACTTGGGACGCTTCAGCGGCTGCCGACCGGTGCGGCTGCCGCCGCCAACCATGCCGCGCTGCGTCTGCTTGCGGACAAGAAGGCCAGCCCGTTGTAGGGCCACAGCGGCCCCCTTGCCGATCATTCGCTCCAGTTGGCCCTTGCTCCACTGAAACTTCGTATTGCCGCCACGCGTGCCAACAAATCCCGCCATGGATCACTCCTCCGGCAGGGTGTCAGCCTCAAAGACGATGTAGCGGGCCTCAATCACGGCCCGCCAGACGTTGCGGTCGTTGAGGGCGTCGTCGGGGTTGATGTTGATGCTCACGCTCTGCGGGCTCGTCACGCCAGTTGGCCACGTCACGCCAGCGAAGTCGTGGGCACGAATCTGCAGCAGCACCGAGTCGGCCAGGTCGAGCATGCCGTCAACCTCTTGGTCGCTCTGGCAGTGCCGCCCGATGAAGACGTTGACGATGTACTCGACCTGGCTTGTGGCCCTGGCGATGCGGGTGATTTCGGCGTTGCCCGGCACCACGAAGATGACCGGGTTGGCCATGTCCTCGATGTCCACCGCGGCCCAGT